TCTGTACCATAGCATTCATATAAAAATGCGGAAGTTCCAAATGGCCAAACATATAACGACTTTTGATCTTGGGCACTTTTTGCCATTCATCACCGACTAGCCAGGGCATAATAGTTACATCTCCATCTGTGTGTATCTTGTTGATGGGAATAATATTGGGAAATAAACGTGCAAATTCTAAACTGTGTATTTCTCGTTTGTCTTTGTAGTACTCGTCGTGATTTCCTAGTATCAAATATACACGCTCAAATGAATTATTCAATCTTTCTAGATTGCTGACAGTGTAATTCATTGTGCTGACATCTGTAGTTGATCTATTATGATGCCAGTCGCCTAAAAATATACAGGTTTCTGCACCCTCTGCCTTGGCAGTTTCACAAAACCATGTAACAAAATCTTCACAGTCTTGATTGTGTGTACGACTTCCCGATTTAAGTCCAAAATGTATATCGGTAAAACAAGCAACTTTTTTAAATAGGTTCATAGGATCTCCTTATCAAGTTTATAACAAACACCCCTCTAAGGTCAATCCCAATCAGTGCCACCTTCGCCAGAAGTTACTGGACCCGAATACGATGAACCATTACCGCTATTTTGTCTAGTCCAACTGGGATTCATACCGTTCATTTCCAGTATGTCATCTCTGATGTTTTGATTACGCTTTTCGATGTTGATGATACGCACGAATGAATTTGTAACAGCAGCAGTATAATAAGCAAATGGATTGTCACTCTTGCTTTCATCGAATTGTAGTCCTATCTGTGTAAGCTGTAGAATAGCCTGGCCTCGCATTTCATCATTATAGGTATAGCCCCTGACATTGCCTCTAGTGGCATATCGTTCGCATAATTTTAAAAACATGCGGGCTAGATTATTTGTCATCTTGCCGTGTTCTTTATTAAACTCGCCGGTGGTTAAATCACCCTTCCAGTGACTTTTTCCTACGCAAACTAGATTGTCATTTTCATCAAACTTCCAATGCTGGAAAGGCGGAAAGTTAACCTTGTCGTGACTATCAGCAGTATTTTTAAGAGTTTTCTTTCGTCCCGGAGCCAACGGAATATGCTCGAAGGTCATAATTCTAAAGACCACATCTGTTTTTGCAACTTTTTTGTAGTCTATTTCAAAGTCTTTAGCAGATAGTTTTTTCCCACCTGCAATTACCGCAGATTCGTGAGCTTGTTTTGAAAGTTTAGCGGCTCGATTGCGTTTAGCTTCAGCTATTGTTCTAACATTCACCTTGCTGAGATTTGGCAGTATTAGATCATAGTCTGAATACTCCGGTGATATAAAAGAACAATAAGTGTTCTTGCTTAGATGAATTTCTTTTAGTAAATCTTTGTTGGTTAGGTACTTTATTTTTGGCGGTTGCGTTGTTATTGTCATTGTTATAGGATTCTCCATTGCTTATATAATAGCACATTTTTACAAGAATAAATAGACTAAACGGAGTCTTTTTATGTCATTACCATCAAATCCTTTTACCAAAGTGTTCAGTTCTGCTAGCAGTCTGCTTAGTTCTGCTTCAAATCTGACCGGTGGAAGCATTGATACCGGCGGGTTTAGCAGAGATCTTAAAGACCTTGGCGATAAAGTTAGTCGTCTAAGCGGCGGCATTGGTAGTCCGTTAAATGGTATGTCAGGCGGCCTTCCAGATGTTGGGTCGTTCATGAAAGGTATAGGTAATCCCGTACAAACAGCACTTGGTGGTTTGGCTAACATAGGCTCCGATATTGGGCAAAGCATTAACAAACTTGGGCTTGGTGGTGCATTAGGCAGCTTGGGAGGAATAGCTTCTGCTATCTCGTCAGCTGCTGGTCAACTTAACAATGTACTTAGCATTTTTAGAGGTCGCAACATCCCAGAAGCGGGAGAATTGTTTACCAAGCAAGGTGCCGCAGTTCAGCTAACTACATCGCCGGCAGAAGATTGGCGTGTTAGAATTAATTGTAACTTTGGCCTGTTCGGCGATGCCTTTGATAGACTAGTTGCAACTAATGGAGTTGTATGGCCTTATACACCAAAGGTATCAATTTCTAGCAAAGCAACCTATACTACAATTGATCCGGTACATAATAATTATCCGTTCAACGGATATAAAAATAGCCAGATAGATGATATTACTATATCTGGAGAGTTCAGCAGCGAAACAGAAAAAGATGCCGAGTATTGGATTCAGGCAACACACTTTTTTAAGACCGCAACAAAAATGTTTTACGGTGGCAGCACCTATGCAGGTAATCCTCCAGTAATTTGTCAACTCAGTGGTTACGGATCTGGAGTCTTTAATAGTGTACCGGTTATTATAAAAAGTTTTACAGTAGATCTTCCAGACGATGTTAACTACATTAAAGCTAGATCAAAGTTTCCTAGTGCTACATGGGTACCTGTTATAAGCACAATCAGCGTAACAGTTACGCCAATTTACAATAGACAGTTGTTAAGAAAGTTCAGCCTACAAGATTATGCAAAAGGCAGAGCAGTAGGATACCTATAATATGGCAACAGCAGATAAAACAGTCAAGTATAAAAATACTAGTCCGTGGTACGGCACAAAACAAAACAAACTATATCTTGAATTGCTGTCAATTCGTCCAGTTCCTGCAGAAAATGATGACTTTCAATACGCGATTGAAAATCAATATAAAAACAGGCCCGACCTTTTGGCTTTTGATTTATACGGAGATCCCAAACTGTGGTGGGTCTTTGTTCAAAGAAATATGGATGTCCTAAAAGATCCAATATATGATTTTGAACCAGGAACTGTAATCTATCTTCCTAAAAAATCTAATTTAGAAAAGTATCTAGGAATTTAATATGGCTGCTTCTAGATCAGACCTTGACACAGCAATAGCAGATTATAATACTGAAGCAAATCGCCTTAAGGAGATAGTGTCTGCTCTGCTTGAAAAAATCAATGCATTAGATCCTACAGACGCAAATTTAGAAGCTAACTTAACTCCTATCAAAGCTGAATATAAAGAATTGACATTACAGGTCAATCCTAACGATGCAAAAATTAAACAGTTAGATAGAGAAATGTGCAGAACTGCCAACGAGTATAAGACTACGCTGGCTACAGACAATGAAAAAATTGCAGTTGCTAAAGAAGTTTTAGACACGCAAAAAATAATGAAAGAAGTTGTACCCGTTTCAGTACAATTTAAAAACAAACGTACAGAATTAGAAGAAATAATTGCTAAAGGAAAAGCTGAAACAGATACCGCAGCTAGTTCTGAAACGCAAGAAAGTTCTAGAGTACAATCTGAAATTGCCAAAGCATCTGTTGGTACTCAAGTAGCACAAACAGGCGGTGCATTTAGAATAACTAACCCGTTTGGCGATAGTTTACCAGATGCTGCCGGAGCAGTCAACAATATTGCTAGAGGTGCAGCAGCAAGAATTACAGGCGGCGACGAAGCCGGTGCTACCACATCAGTAGACGGTAGCGGAGGACTGCCAGAAGATACCGGAGTAATTGATGTTAAGGCATTTTCTTTGTCAAAACCCCCCGGCGGTCCCCCATACGAAAATGTTTTAGAACAATTTGCATCTTATAGTCCTATATGGACAATGGCCGCATTAACACCTACACAGTTTAATGATCCTTCAACATACAGAGGAAAGCCTGGTGCATTAAAAAATGTAATATTTTCATCCGGTGGAAGATTTGACAGTGAAAGAACAAAGTTGTTTAATTCGGGAGCTCAACCTGAGTACTATGTGAACAATTTTGAATTTTTTACAACAGCTGGAGCAAGTCCTGGTGCCGGTACAAGTAATGTTCAGACATTTTCATTCGATCTTTACGAACCGTATAGCATGGGATTATTTCTACAAAGCTGTGTGGCCGCTGCAATCGAGTCTGGATACACGTCATATAATGAGTGCCCGTTTCTTTTAAAACTTGAATTTGTTGGACATCAACAAGACGGATCTATTTTAAAATCTTCTGAATTTTTAGCCAAATATTTTGTACTGCAATTACAAGATGTTAATTTTACAGTTACCGAAGCAGGTAGTCAATATAAGATTAAAGCACATCCCTACAATCATAACGGTTTCAGTAACGTTGTTTCTATTCTGCAAAACGACGTTGTGTTAAAAGTTGACGGCAATCCTGGAGAAGATACCAGCAAATTAATCTATCTATTGTCTAAAGGAACTAACAGTCTTGTAGCAGCATTGAATAAAATTCAAGAAAATCTAGCAGCAGGCCAAACTCCACAACAAAGATTGCCCGACGAATATTCAATCGTATTTCCAACTAATTGGACAGACCCTGTTGGCCTATCCCCTCAACAGCGAGAAGATGCCGGCTTTGCAATGTTCCAGGTAGTAAATGATGATGAAGGAAATCCAATTCCAGGATTACCGCCTGTGAGCTCTACGGAATACGGTGATGGTGAGATTGGACAAGCTCAACTTGGATTCGATGCTAACAGCGGCGGTAATTTTAATTTTGGACTAGCACAAGATGTAGTTGACCCAGCTACCGGAGTAATTAAACGTGATGCATTGACCATTGATCCTAAACAAAGAACATTTACCTTTGCACAAAAAACACCAATAACGCAGATTATTGCTCAATTAATTTTAAGTTCAGAATATGCTAAACGTGCTCTAGATGAAAAGAACTTAGACGAAGCCGGAATGATCAAATGGTTTAGAATTGATTGTCAAATTCAACTAGGGCAGTTTGATGATATTAGAAATATGAGGCAAAGAAAATATGTGTACCGAGTCATGCCTTATCTCGTTCACAACAGTGTTTTCAGTAATAGTTCAGCAGCACCACCGGGCTATGACAAATTAAAAGAAGTCTGTGCTAAAGAATACGATTATTTTTACACAGGACAAAACAACAGTGTTATAAAATTTGATATTCAAATTAATAGTTTGTTTCATCATATGAAAACTATTACGCCACCTAGTCAAAATGCAAACGTGGCCAACCAAGACGTGAACACTCCTACAGACGGAAACGTTGAAGATGCTCCAGCAGCAGACGGTAATAATGCTTCGGCTCAGGGAACCATAAGTGCCAGTCCGACTAAGAGTAGTTTTGAGGCTACAAAGGATCCTGTTAAAGGCGGCCACGGTACAAAAGATGTTGGACAAATTGTAGCTACAGCAATGCACAATGCAATTTTAGCCAGCGGCAGTCAGGCCGGAGACCTAATGAGAATTAACATGGAAATCATTGGAGATCCGTATTATCTTGTTGACCAAGGAATGGGGAATTATCTTGGTGAAGGCTACGGCGGTCCTTTTACACAACAGACCGCAGATCAAACAATGAATTATCAAGGAACAGATTCTTATTTTAATGTAGTGTTTAGAACTCCGCTAGAACCAAACCTTGGCGTTAAAGGTGCCGGCGGATTATATCAGTTTCCAAATAAAGGTGCTCAGAGTCCGTTAAGCGGATTGTATAAAGTTGTTAAAATTACAAATAAATTTAGTGACGGTGTGTTCAGACAAGTTATAGAAGCCAACAGAATGCCTAAACAACCTGCTGACTTTCCAGATAACTATACTCCGACATTCCAAAATACATTTATATACAGTCAGCCTAAAGAATTGCCCTCTCAAGGCAATGTTGTTGATCCTTCTGCTAACAGTTCGTTGGATCTACGCACAGAAGAAGAAATTGCTTATGCACAGAGTCTTGGAGATTTTGAAGGATAATAAATGGCAATAGAAAAACGTAATTCGTTCGCTACCGACGAAGGTTCCGATATAGGAACTGGCCCGTACCTAGCTAAAGTAATCTCTCATCTAGATCCTAGTTTTATGGGCGGCCTAGAAGTTACTCTTTTAAGAGAAGATGGAAACGTTATAGGAGAAAGTAGTCAAACATATCCTGTAAAATATGCTAGTCCGTTTTTTGGATCAACAGCCTTTGAATTTCAAGGTTATAATGTATCGGACTTTCAAGATACACAAAAAAGTTACGGATTTTTCATGACTCCGCCCGACATTGGAGTTACGGTTCTAGTAACGTTCATTGACGGAAGATCTGATCAGGGGTATTGGTTTGCCTGCGTACCGAGTAGATTCGCTAATCACATGACTCCTGGTATTGCTTCTAGCAGTGCTGTAGAATTTGCTGACGGCGAAGAAGAATATTACGATGTTGGATATCTTCCAGTCGGCGAAATAAACAGGCGTGCCAACGACCTAGGCGAAAGTTTAGAAATTGAAAGAGTACCGAGACCCGTTCATCCTTTTGCGGATGTATTAAGAACACAGGGTCTGTTAGCTGACGATGTAAGAGGAACAACAAGTTCTACCGGAAGAAGAAACGCACCAAGCAATGTCTATGGTATTAGTACCCCCGGCCCTTTAGATAAAGGACCTAACGGCAAAAGAGAATACATAGGAGCTTCAGATTCTCCTAGTGAGAGTCCGGTTCCTGTAAGCAGATTAGGCGGTCATCAGTTTGTAATGGACGACGGCGATGATAGATATTGTAGAGTAGAGCCTCCATCTACTGGCGGTCCGGAATATGTAGATTCTGTAGATGACGGATCCGGAGATCCAAATATTCCCATAGACGAATTTATGAGATTTAGAACAAGGACCGGCCACCAAATCTTATTACACAATTCAGAAGATTTAATTTACA